GTCAGCAGCCGCAGGACGGTATGTCCAAGGCCTGACGAGGTCGCCCTCAGGGTCGCCCACAAAAAAATAGTCCGAGAGCTTACTGCTCGTTAAGAGCACGGAGCTCGTGTTGGACGTTATCTAGGAGATTTCGAAGAAGATCTCTTTTAGTCGCGCAGCCGTGGCAGCGTCTCATAAGTTCCTCTTTGAGTTCGTTCACGTTTGCGCATTCGCGAACTCGTCGGTCGACGTCGTGAACGTTTAGTTTACGGACGCTAATAACAGCGTCCGGGAACGGTTGTTCGACAACAAGCTCTCTAATGTCCCATCGGTCAAGTGACATCTCGTGGATTCTTGGTAGGAAGTTAGCCATAACGACTAGATGAGGGCTTGGATACGTTGTTGTACCCCCTTTGTACTTCACGTTAGTGACGAGGCCGTTTTTGATGGACTCGAGCGGGGAGTAGATGCTGCGGTGCTCGCCTTGACGAGGAGGTCAATTATGATTGCGCGACCATCCCAACCGCTATCGCGAGCCGTTTCGATGAGCTGACCGCTGTCACGGTCGCCTCCTAGTTGGGACATGACCGTAGCGAGGCCTTTGGCTTGTACGTAGCGGGCAAAGGTACTTTTACCTGTGTTACCAACGTTGTCGTAGTACCATACGATCTTACGCTCGTTAGGAGTGGTAGCGAGCTCTTCGAGCAGTTCTTGTTGCCAAATGTGTTCAAGAGGCTTGGGCTCAAAAGTTTCCTTTTCACGTAGAGCGTACATGGTAGCGAGCCCGGCCGCGTCATTTGGCGTACGAGCCATGCGCATCACTTCGTGAATGTTCTTGCACTTAGAGACGGCGTCGAAAAGGGTTGGCTTGGTGAGTCTTTCGAGCAGGTACTCGTTACTGGTGTCTTCCTTGCAAAGGTAAGCCCAGATGTTTTCGAGGTGCTTACTGCTCCTGATGACCTTAATGTTGGGATGGATAGAATTAAGGTCGAATATCCTTGCATTAGTGCTTTGGTAGTTTCTACCGAAATCGACGTAAACGTGAGTGTGTTCGTATGGCGAACTATCGTCGGCACATTCGTGAGCACTAATGCATTCTTTGATGTTCTTCTCCTCGAAGAACTGAGCAATGAGCGTTTTGTCGATATGCGTCTTGTAGGTTAGGAAGAACCTTTGGTTCTGGATACGGAATGGTTTACCATTGATCTCCGCTTCTCTCGTCTCCGTTAGTAGATCGTCCATCGTAGATGGACTTTGCTCTTCCAGAGCCTTCGGAGCAGAGTTTGCCTTTCGTTCGCTAATCGATCGCTCAATAGCGAGCTGGCGCTCTATAACTTCTCGGCTTCTCACAGCAGAAACGAGCTCGCTATTGGTTCTGACTCTCGAGTCTCGTTCGCTATCGGCGATAACAGAATCATGTACGCTCTCGAGCTTCATCTCCTCTTCTGTGGGAGTTCTGATCGAATTGGTGACAATGAGTTCGTTATGCTCGTTAGCTTTAGCAAGAGCTGCGGAGAGGTCTTCACATGTTAGGAGCTGGTAGGGCTTATCGAAGGTAAGAGACTTGAGTTTGCACTCGCGCCAGAGGGTGGGCTTGGACATAGTTACTTAGTTAGTTAGTTAGTTAGTTAGTGACCTATATGTTGGGGGTATACTTAAATACGATAATCGATATTGCGCCTCCCACCATATAGACAAGTTCAGTGTCCGTCATGTCTTCTGATTCATCTACAGCTACTTCAGTGAAGAAGGCTTCTAAGCCTAAGGTTAAGACTCCTAAGCAGGTTACTCTGCCTCGTCCTCAGTACGGGGGTACCACTTCTACTCCGTATGTTGGTACCAAGTCGTTTCGCAAGGCTTATGAGAAGATTTCTCCTGAGGTACAATCACTCGTTGACATGGTCATCGATCCAGACGTTAGTGACGCGTCTATTCGCTGGCCGAATACGTATGGGCTTAGTTCAACTTACAAGTCTGTGAACACCATCAATGCTGCATTTGATGCAAACCGTCAATCGGTCGTCTATGTGCATCCGCGTCTCAGTAACGCTATCTTCTCAACTGCAGGAGGTACGTACACGCAGGCGCTTGTGCCCTCTGGTTCGTCTGCTGGTAACTTCATTTACCAGGATATCGCGCTTAATGAGGATAGCGTCCCTTCAGCCTACTTGACAGCACCTTGGTACTTCAATGGCAATCATGTTGCGCTTCCAGTTCCCGTGAACGTTCCAGCCGGAACCGTGAACTTTCTGTATCCGATTAGTTGGAACTCTACTGACGTTACAGCTTTGGCCCAGTTCACTTTTACGAACATCGGCCTCGGTGATGTTGGACAGCTTCAGATGCTCATGCGATGGTATGACTCGAACTTCGTTCAGCTCGCGAATCAACAGCTTGCGGTGCAGGCAAACGGTGTTTGTCAATTCACTATTAATCCTAGTGCTGGAGCGCCTCAAAACAACACGGCCTACATTTCGTTTCAGATCTTGGGCGCGATGCATTCTTACAGTGGACGAGTTTTGGGACAGTTGCGCGAAGTTGGCGCTGGACCGTTCCTTTCGATCACGTTGTCGAACACGTACACTCATTGCACAGTTGCTAACCTTAACGGTGCTAACTTGATTGCGGGCTCTTCTGAGGAGTACACTGTTCTTGCTCAATCGTTGCTCTGTACGCACGTTGGCTCTACTTTGCAAGATGGAGGAGTTATTGCGACTGCACGCGTTCCAGCGGACACTGCGGTTGGTGAGAAGACGGAGGCAGGATCTGACTCGGCTGCTGGTGGAAACCCTCACTACAACTGGCTGGCGTCTCTTGCTAACAATCGTTACGAAGGTAAGGTCAAGTCTGGCTCATACGTGTTCTACGTGGGTGATGACGAAACAGCTTATTTCTACCGTCCAGTCCAAGCGATGATCGATTCATTGCCTTATCTGGTGGCGGCCTTCTCTTCGACGGATACGTCGTCTAGTATCGTCCGTATTAAGATTATCAGTCACATTCAGTTCAAGAGTAACAGTAACGTTTACGCGCAGCAGGCGAGCCCTTACATGCGTGATGTGAACATGATTCCTCACATTCTGTCAGTTATCTGCGCTGCTTACTCGAATGAGGACCATAAGAGCAGTTTGAAGGATACCTTGCGTACACTAGGTCGTAAGGCCGGTGCGTTCCTCAAAAGCCCTAAGACGTGGACGGCAGCTGCAGAACTGGCTGCTTTGCTTCTCTAAACGGTCTAATTGACTGTTTTACTTTTTTGACCCCTGGCTCATGGTCGGGGATAGACGCTAATATCAAGTGTCGTATCAGAGTAGCTACAGCCTCTAGGATAGGGTAAAATGATTTATTCACTTTTTGGTCAAGTGTCCAAGGTAGGTACCTTGCGTGATGAGGCCATTCTCGAAAAAGTGCTCTAGCCCTATCCCACAGGCCTTAGAATACCAAAAAAGCATCTTTTAGCCGCGAAGCGTGGCACTTTGTTAAAACGTGCTCTATCTAGTACCTACAGGGCCGGGAATGATGAAAACAGCACTATTGGCCGCGAAGCGTGGCACATGGGCGTTGAGTTCGAGTGGGATAGAGACCTCACGGCAGGGCGTAGCCCTGCAATACAAAAATCCCCCCGGTGTAGGGCCGCCGGTGCTGAACGGAGTGAAGCGGAGCGCAGCGGAGCGGAGACGAAGTGAAGCCGCCGCGGAAGCGGCGAGGCGGTGACAGGACGCTAGTTGGAACTCAGATGTGGGTGAGCTTGGGCCGAAGGCCGGGGCCCGCTATTTTAATGTTAAGCGGGACCCTCTCACCCCTTTGGGTGACATAATTAGTCAGCAGCCGCAGGACGGTATGTCCAAGGCCTGACGTAGTGGTTTACGAACAGTAAACTATTCGACGACTTTGGAGTCAGTGATGATCGTGCATGAGCCTTGGGTTGCCAAGATTCATAGTCACGTATCGTCGTGTCCGCAGGCCCGTAGGGCCGTGAGGACCCGGCTCCTCGGAGCGCAGCGTAGAGGAGAGTGGAGCGCAGCGGAACGTCCGCAGAGGGCCTCGATCCGCAGAGTCGATAGACTCAGCGGAGCGGCCCGATGACTACAGTCTGAGCAACCAGACTTTGTGCATGAAGCTTTGCTGATACTTTAGTCGTTTAATACGATTACGGGGTCGTCAGCAGCCGCAGGACGGTATGTCCAAGGCCTGACGAG